ATTGTACACGAGTCACAATTCTCGTCCTCTTCTTTTGGTTTATCTTCAGGCACATTATCGTGGAACCCAATCGGATGAGTAGGTTCGTCTTCGTCTTTCTTACTATCATATGTGTTTTGATAATAAGAAGTCTTCCAACCTAATTTATATGTTGTCAATAAATCTTGTGCCATTACTGATACAGGCACTTGACCTTCAGTATAGTTTTCAGGATTATATGACCAATTGCCTGATATGGCCTGGTCAAAATACTTTTGCATTACTGCAACGATATTTATATATCCTTCGTTCCCTTTCATGTCCCAAAGTAAAGTATAGAAGTTCTTTAGTTTAGAATATTCAGGTACTATTTGTTTTAATGGGCCTTTTTTAGACTTTTTAACAGACAAATAATCTCTAGGTGGTTCAATACCATTTGTCGCATTTGAAACTACACTAGAAGATTCACTAGGCATTTGTGCTGACAATGTACTATGTCTTAAACCATGTTCTTTTATTTCTTTTCTTAAATGTTCCCAATCGTAAGTAAATTCTCTTTTAACTAACTCGTCAACATCTTTCTTATATGTATCAATAGGTAATATGCCATCTGCATATTTTGTAGATTTAAATGCTGAACAAGGACCTTTTTCTTTTGCAAGGTCTAAACTAGCATGTAATAGATAATATTGAAATGCTTCTGTTAGTTTATCAACTTGTCGCCATGCAAGTTTCTGATCGTATTTGTAACCTTTCTTTGCAAGGTAATGAGCAAGACCAATGTAACCAATACCTAAACTTCTACGTGCCTTTGTAGATTTTTCAGCAGCGTCAATAGGATACTTTTGATGATCTATTATTTCATCTAAAGCTCTTACTGCTAAATCACACAATGGTTGTAGTTCATCACGTTTGTTTATTTTACCCACATTGATGGCAGATAAGATACATAAAGCAATCTCACCTTCACCATCAATATGTTGTATTGGAGTGGTTGGTAAAGTTATTTCCTGACATAGATTTGACATGTAAACTCTATCTTTGAAGGATGAGTGAGTATTACAATGGTCAATATTCATAATATAGATACGGCCTGTTTCAGCACGTTCTTTCAATATATCAAAAAATAATTCTTGTGCGTTTATCTTTGTTTTAGATACGCTAGTTTTTCTTTCTGCTTTGATATATAAATCATCAAAGTCAGGTGTACCCCATGCGTCATATAACTCTGGTACTTCATGTGGTGAAAACAAAGTTATATCTTCGCTGTTAATAAACCTTTCATAAAATAGTTTAGATAGTTGTATTGAGTAGTCTAGTTTTCTAACTCTATTATCTTCACTACCTTTATTGTTTTTAAGAACAATAATGTCACCTATTTCTTGGTGCCAAATTGGGAAGTGTACTGTTGCTGATCCGCCTCGTACTCCGTTTTGAGTACAGCACTTAACAGTTGCCTCAAATTTTTTGAGAAAAGGTATAACACCCGTATGTTGTACCTCACCGCCTCTAATACGTGAGTTGATACCTCGGATTCTTCCTGCGTTAATTCCGATGCCAGCCCTTTGGGCAACATAACGGCCAACAGCCATGTCGCTACTAAAGATACTAGGTAAAGTATCGTCAATGTCAACAAGGACACAAGAAGCATACTGCTTAAGAGGGGTACGGACACCAGCCATAACAGGCGTTGGGATATTAATTTTAAAAGTTGATATAGCGTCATAATATTTTTTAACATATGACATTCTCCTTTCTTTTGGATATTTTGCAAATAGTGTAGCTGCAATCATCATGTACATAAACTGTGGTGTTTCGTATACCACGTTTGTACTTCTATCTTGTACAAGATACTTATCTATTACTTGTCTTAAACCTGCATAGGTAAAGTCATAATCTCTATTGTGATTTAACCAGTTCTCCATTCTATCAAAATCTTTTCTTTGATAGTTTGTAAATATTTCTTTGTCGTATAATTCTAAATCAACAACTTTTTTTACATGGTCATAAAAGTGTGGGTGATCCCATAACTTACCAATAACTTGTTTTCTCAAACTGTATAATAGTAATCTGGATGCTACGTATGTGTAATTAGGGTAATTTAAATCTATTAGGTCAGCAGCTGACTTAACTAGTATCTGTTGAATATCATCTGTAGTTATACCATCATAGAATTGTAAACCACTTTTCATTTCTACTTGTGATGATGAAACACCTGTGATGTCTTCACAAGCATACTCAACCATTTCATGTATCTTCTCAATGTTAAGTGGTTCTGTTCCTCTATTGTTTCTTTTTTTGACGTTTATCGACTCGTTACCTGTGACCATTATTCCCCCTTAACAACGTTTGTATGAATTTAATTTTGTGATTGCTGACAAACCTGAATAGGTATTGTCTGATATAATTTTTTGTACTTGTTCTTTTGTATTGCCGTTTACGATCATCTCGTTAATATCTTTTTCTTTCTGCCCTTCTGGCCATATTGTTATCATATAATTTTTATCTACCATCTTATACATTCTATCTATTATTTCTTTATTACGAGGTTCGTTGTCAAATATAAAGACAACATCTTTTTTATCAACAGGTAGTTGTAGATCAGCACCACCAGCCGCTAGACAATTATCAAGGAACAAACTATCTAAAGGACCTTCAACAATATGTAATCTTCTATGTAGATTAATTCGTTCTAGGCCAAATATTTTTTGTTTGTTCTCCTGTAGTTTTATTGTAAGATATTTCGGTTGTTCTTTACCAAATGCACGTCCTTGCAAAGCAAAGACTTCATTATCAACATCATAGAAAGGTATAATCAATCTAGGATGCTCGTACTTCTTATTTAGACTCTCAAACGTCCCTGGGCGTATGCTATTTACATACTCTTGGAACTTGTCGCAATAATATAACCTATCAAAGTATTCCGTAGGCAACTTTCGGTTGAGAAGATATTGCTTTGCAGGATGCTCATCATTTAATTTACTGAAGGCCATAAGACCTTGTAGGGGTGTAGATTTTAATTTTGTTTTTGTATCTGTTTTAAATCTTTCAAACAGACTTTCTTCACTAGCAGGTTTACTGCCTTTATATCTTTCTAAAATGTATTGGTCGTACAATGGCCGATCAACTAGTTTTATAAGATTAGCCAAATTGTGTGAAGCACTACAATTATGACATTTGAAAAACATATCATTCTTTACTCTATAAAGATATGCTCTTGCTTTTGTTTTAGACTTTTTAGAATCACCACAGACAGGACAACGAAAATTGAATAGATAATCTCTTTTCTTTTTAAATTGTTGTAGTCTAGGCTGTATCTTGCTGATATAATTTAGATCAATGTAACCACTCATATAAAACAGTATATACTATATATACTTATTTGTCAAGCCACTATATGATTTTTATAACACTTAATATCTGTGGCATAGACAGCCCTAGTGTGATTGCTATCCCTATGATGATCCATCTGTATTTCTCAAATACGCCGATCCTACCGTCTAAATTTGAGTTTAAAGTCTTAATTTCACACATTAAACGTTTTTCTGACATCTCTATTTCATCTGTCAATTCCTTATGAATCTTGTTGATTCTAGCGTGTAATTCTTTGTAATTCGTATCAAACTCAACCCTACGATTCTCTATCAGGTTGAATATTGCTTTATCAATTTCTTCTTGTTTTGATAGTTTTTCTTCGTGTACTGCTAGCATAGATTTAATACTACCAGATATGTCTGTTAGTTTATCTATAGCACTATCAAGTTTTGTATTGACGCTAGCAACCTGCTCTACTTCGTTTTTAAGTACTTGTAAATCGGTTGCTAACTTGTTTAAATCTGACATTATCCACCTAATGGATTTTTATTCTTAATTTTAATTTCTTCAATTTCTAATTTAAATAGTTGTAAAGTTTTTTCATTAACACTTGCTTTCTTTTCTACTTCAGCAATTGCGTCTTTGTTTTTACCTATCTTCTTTAGATTGTTTTCAATGCCTGATAAATCTACTGACTTACCTTCAACATTTTCTACTTTTTCTTTTAGTACTGCAATGTCTTCAGCGTTAACAACGATACCTGATGTATCTATTGTTTCGCTTTGTGCAGCTTCTATTTGACTTAATCTTGTACTGATCTCGCCATACTTAACAAACCCACCACCAATCGCAGCCACGGCAGCAATTAGAGCGGCAACGCTTGCTAAATTACTTTTTAATTTATCTATCATTTTATCCCTCTCTTAAAATTTTAAGTTCTAATAATAATTGTTTCTTTTCAATATCAATTCTATGTAGTTCAGTTTGTTTTATTGATATTGGGTCGTTGTTTGTATATGCGTTTAAAGATTTGTTTCTGTAAATCTGTTCTTGCTCTATATTTAGTTGATTAAAAAAGTCTGGATTACCATCGTTTAATTTGACAGCATCCTGCATTTGTACCTTGTAAGATGACAGGTCAGCACCACTAGATTGTATACCTTTTAAAGTTACATACTGTACTGCCTTGACCTGGTCATCTACACTTTTTAATGTCTTCTCTAATTTAGCGATTATTCTTTTTACTTTTACATTTACGCTATCAATCTCGTCATTCTCTTGTCTATCATCGCCAGCTGCCTCATCATCCACAGCTTCTTCATTGTTCGTCTCCGTCTCCGATCCTTCTGCTTCCGTATTCTCGTCCATAGTAGATTCCTCACTAGAAGTTTCTCCTTCTTGCTCAGTCTCCATTGATTCCTCACTATTATCCTCAGTTTTTGCATTTGTCTCGGTGTTAGCATTTGATGTCTCCGTTTCTTCTTCTTTGACTTCTTCCTGTTTGACGTTTTCTTCTTGCTTAGTTTCTTCTAATTCTTCAGTAGCTACTTCTTCTTCATTGGTAATCTCCTCTTCGGTTACTTCCATTTCTATTATTTCTTCTTCCTTCATTGCTGTAGGCATAGGCATGAGTTCTTCAAACTCTTCCTCAATAATATTGGTCATCTCCTCAAAAAATTCTTCCTCTGTTAAACTTTCTTCTATTAAAGCAGTTTCAAATTCTTCTATCAAGTTTTCTTCTATCAATATTTCTTTAAAAGTTTCTTCAAATGCGATTGCTAATTCTTCTAATTGTATTTCTTCTATCTCTAATTCTTCTATTATAGGTGCGTTAAATTGTAATTCTTCTAGTTGTTCAAAGTTAACTTCTTCCATATTCACTAACAAATCTTCTAATTCTTCTTGTGCTAATTCTAGTTGTTCGTTTGTGTCTTCTAATTGTTCCTCTGTTTCTTCAGATATAGGTGAGTAATCTATATTCAATAATGTAGCAGTTAAACTTGCACCTAGTAAATTAGGTCCATCAGGACTAGTATTGCTAGTATTGGCTCCATCTGTACCTGTCCATTGCCAATCCCATTTTCTGGAACCTATATCTGTATAAGTTGCTGTGTCTGTATATGTGTGGGTGTTTTGTCTGTAACCAGAGTCATTGTTTCTTGTAAGTGTAGTTACAGAAAGAACATTACCGTTCTCACCTAAAATTCTTATAGTTGTTGAAAAGGAATCTCTAGCTGGTCGTGCATTACCACATTGATATGATGAGCCAGACCATTCACAATTTTGTACTTCAGTTGTTGCGTTTAGAGTTACACCACCATCTAAACTATCTGCTGTAGTAGTAAATGAGCCACCTGTTTCTTTTGTAGTTGTAATATTTAAAAGTGATCCTGAGGCAGATACGGTACCAGTACCTTGTGCCTCTAGTTCGTTATAGTTTGATGAAAAATCTGTAATACCGTTAAGTGTAAATCCAGTAGATGAGTCTATACCATCTATAGTACTATTTGAGTTTTGTACGTTTGTGTTTACACCATCACCTGCGTTAGGTAATAGATTACCAGATGTTGCTGTTTCAGCCTTACTTACTCTTATCTGAAAAGTCGTAAGGATTAAGACTGTGCATAAAATTATAAAACTTAATCGTTGCATATATTATTAATCCTGTAAATAGTATAAAACTTAACATTGTTACCTCGGTCCATTATCTGCGTGAACAGTTATGTTCTTTTCTTTAACTTTTTTATTAACACCTTTTAGTTCATTCATCTCATCTATCAATTTTTGTTTTTCAGCCGCTACTGCGTCTAATTCAACTTGTTGTTTTGATAGTTCTTCAGCATTCTCTTTCATCTTCTTTTCATATGCTTTTTCTAATTTTTTATTTTTCTTTTCAATGTATTTTAAATCTGCTGTATATTGTTCGTAATCAGGTCTTAACTTGTCATATTTTTTCCATTCTTTAAGTGCTTCACTACCTATCTTACCATTGTAAGGACAAGGTGTGCCTGATTGTATCATTGCGTGGAAAACTCTTTCGTCCTGACAAAGTATAGATACGGCAGCAACCTTCATGCCTAGATCGTTTAATACTTTACTTAACTTAATTCTTTCACAGTTCTCGTCTGTTCTATATGTACCTGCTGATATGCCGATACCGAATTTAGATATACCACCTGATATGCCTACTACACAAAGGTCTTGTGACATTGCTGACATTGATGGCGCTGACGCTGAGTTTACTACTCTACTGTCGCCTGAATATGCGTTTGTAGTATTTGTTGTAGTTGAATTTGATGATGAACCGTTTTCGTATGTGGTTGTTGCCTCTTGCGAATACCCACCAGATATAGTGGTATTACTCCCACTCGTATTTGTTTGAGAGTTTGTTGTCGCTCCAGAGTTTGTAGTGTCAGCCCAAATAGGCGAAACGCCTACCATTATGAAGAATAACAAAAAGACTAATAATCTTTTCATTGCTATTCCTTTTTTCTAATATTTATAAGGATTGGATCCTATTCGTAAACTTTTTTTCTTTCGTAAGCTTGATCGTGTCTACCAAGTATTTCAAGTATTTCCCAACTGCCGTCTTCTTTTACTCTTACTTTAGCGTCAACTTTGTCGCAGGTCATATTAAATACGCCATCTTTGTTTTGATCTTCTCGGTATTTCTTTTCTGCTTCTCTTTTGTTCTTCAAGCAATTCATCAAGTTTTCACTTGCAACATGGTCTACTAATTTTCTATTACCATCTTCATCTATCTCAAAGATACAAACTGCAAATACAACACCATTTTCTGGTTCTGATTCAGAAGCAGCATGTTCTTCTTTCAATATAGTAACATGTTTATGTTTCTTTTCTATAGGACAAACTTGATGACCATCGTCACCACAGCCTGTGCAATCTGCCATTGCTATACTTAAACCACCTATTAAGATGATTGTACATAGTAAACCTAGTAATAAATTTCTACCTTGCATTAGTCTAAAATTTTAAGTAACCTTATTCCGTATTTTGCTTGTTTATCTTCTTGTAATAATGCTCTAACAGATTTACAAGCGAATATAACTCTTTCGCCACCTACTTCTCTACTTGCTATTCTTTTAGATTTTAAGCATTGACTAATATTTTCTTTGTATACCCACTCAATCAACTTACCATTTAGAGTAAGAGTTAAAGCAACTACATTATCTTTTTCGTACTTTTCGCCACCAGTATATAACTTGGCAGCAAATACACTTGAGGTAAACAACAATAAAAACAATATTGTTATTATTTTATTCATATGATTTTTTACCATTCCCGTTTTGATAGATAATACTTCTATTACTATCCTTTAATTTTTCTACATCTTCTCGTAAAATTTTTACGTCTTCTTGTAACCTTTTAATATTAACGCCATTGTTCATCATATTTTCCATTTGTTCTTGTATGGATTCTAACTGACCAGCAATGTGTTCAATCAACATAAATTGCTCTGAGTCAGCAGGTGGTGAACCTAATTCACCTCTTGGCCATTTAATTCTAAATTCGTTATTCTTTTCTATATCAGCACTTAAAGTTTCAGTAACTTGTTTTAAATCTTTTTCTGACAATTGTGATTTTGTTTCAAGCATAGTAATACGCTCTAACACTCCAAAATATGCCCATACACCAACACTTACTGCAGCTATAATAGCCAGTAAATTTTTCATTGGCATACTTACTGCTGTTTGGTCTGATATGTCTAATCTATTCGCCATCTTTTATATCCTCTTCCTCATAATACTCTTTATATTTATCTAGTAAATCGTTTGTAATCTTTAATTGATTTCTAATTTGTGCAAAATTCTTGGCAAGAAGTTCAAAATCTTTATCTGTAAGACCCCATAGTACAGGATCAATGCCTTGTTCCTCTAGTTTTTTAAACACTTCCTCAGCGTTCTCACTAGTGATAATAATCCATCTTAAATTCTCTAACTCTAGTGGTGTGGGCTTGTTCAAATTGAGTTTTTCTCTAGGAACTTCTTTCTTAAATATCTCTAACTGCTTTACTCCCGAACAACTAGTAAGGGACGTAATTAGGATTAGCGATACTAGGACACTCACTATTAATTTCAGACTTCTTTGTAGCATTCTTTTCTTTTTCTGTTAATGGCGACCCACTTGCGATTTCAATACATCTTGTAGCAAGTGCTGAAGCACCGTTTGTAATTCTTTCAATAGACTTTGTTTTAGCAATTGCGAGTTTGCCTACATCTCTATTTTTCTTGTTAAATCTTTTATCTAAATCTTCTAGGTCTTTCTTTAGTAAACCTACTAACTCGTTCATCTTCTTGTTAGCGCCTAGTATTTCTTCAAAATCTTTTTTCTGACTAGTGATTAGTTCTTGTTGATCAGCGACTGCTGACTCTAATTTGATTTGATTTGCTTTTAATATAGCATTATCTGATCTTAACTTCATCACGTAAATGCCAGCGCCGATAACGGCGCTAGCAAGGATTCCAATAAAAAATAATCTAATTCCTAACATGATTAACTATCTTTGTGCCAAATAGACCATGCACCCCAAGCAACAGCTGCCCATGCAGCTAACTTGACGAACGGTCCTCCTAATATAATTAATACACCAAGTGCGATTAAACTTGCACCTGACCAAGATGACATTTCTGAACATCTGTCTTTTAACCATTTAAACATAAGATTTCTCCTTATTATTTGATTTGTGCGTTTCTTTTTCTATGACCATTCCAGGCAACGAAGCCACCTAGTCTTAACGACCAGTATGCTAAATAGTTCATAAAATAGAAACCGTTAACTTCAATATTAATATCTCTAAAGATTTGATCTGCTTTCTTTTGATCTACTAATAGAAGTTGGCCTTTCTTGTCTGCTGGTTTACAAGCAGAGTATTTGTACATATAATCATGTACAAGACCACCAATTAGTAACACGCCAACTGGTGAGAAAAAAGTTCTTAAAAATTTAGGTATACTTGCACCATCAAATGAAAATCCTTTTGGGATTACATAGTTAGTGCCGTTGATTGTATATTTAAAGTCTTTAATAATAGTCCAATTTCTAGTACCTAACAACCACATGATGATACCTTTCCAAAAGCCTTTGCCTTTAGTTTTTATAGGTATAGGTTGTAATTGTGGTAATTCGTCATACGAAAATTTTAGATTGTTAGTCTTTCTTTTATCTAACATGTTTATAGCAAATCCTATTATAACAAATAAGATTAGTAATGACCATTGCCAAAACTTCATTGCTAATGCGATTAATAGTTCCATATTATTTCTTCTCTTTCTTTTTACTTGCTGTGACCATAGGTTTAATTGTTCCTAACCCTCGCCCTTTTGCTGTTGCAGCTAATTGAGGTAATTGTGCTGTGTATCTTCTATCTGGAGAAGATTGAGAACCACCTAGGTCTGCCATAGGTTTTAATGTATCAACAGGTCCTATAGCGAACCCTCTCATATATTCTCTTAATTCTTTATAAGTTTTCATACGTACTTTGATAGTAATTCTGAAGCAACTTTGTTTCTAAAATTTTCTGAAACTGTAGATTTTATTTGACCATCTACAACATATCTAAATGCTGTCATAGCAAATTCTTCAGAATATGTGCCTTTTTCTTTTTTAGATTTGATGTTGTTTACTATAGGTTTAATTTGATTTTCTTCTATGTCTTGGTTAGATTCAATTTTATTAATTAAATTTTCTACTTCAACTTTATCATAGTCTTCACGTCTTAATAGACTAGTAACATCTTTTTTCTTTTTCTTTACATGTACACCAGGCTCTGCGTCTGGTGGCATTGCAAGGTTTGATCCATCGCCTACTGCATTAGCAGGTGCGTCTTCTTTTACAGGCATACCCTTTTTAACCATACGTGATAATGCCATACCAGATATAAAAGGTATCTTCTTTCTTCTTAAAGCGTCTAGCGCTCTATCAGGTATTCTGTCAAATATTTTTCTTAATTTATTTGCTTGATCTGTTGAGATTGTTTTATCTTTTAGTCCTGCATATTGTCTTGCCAACATGTCTATTTGACTATCAGAAAATTCTCTTATAATTGATCTTATTTCTTTAAAGGTTTTCATTAAAATTTTACCCTCTCTATGTTGTCCTCTGATACTATGATTTGTTTTTTAGTATCTTCATTTATAACATGATATAGGTTTACACCAAATAGATTATCAAAAGGTTTCTGATTTTCAGTTGTATATACTACGTCACCTACATCAGCAGTTTGATCGCCATTTAAATCTTCTAATCTGTCAATCATTATAAATCTACCTTCTTCTAAAAAATCAAAACCTATAGACTCTTTTAAATCATCATCAAAAGCAATCAGGTCGTTTTCAATAAGATGTTTATACAAACCTCTTTCTAATTCTACAGCGTTAATATCTTTATTCTCTTTTAACAATAGAGCCAAAGCAGTTGCGTATGAGGCAAACTTTGATTTACCACCAGGTAATAATCCTAGTAGTCTTTTCAAATTGAATACAAATCTGTGTAGTATAGTATAAGAATCTTTTTCTTTTGCTGATTTCAAAGTTTTAGCTTTTCTTAATACTTTACCATTGTCATCAATTATACCCAACTTATAAGCGTCATGTTGCTTCCAAGGAGTAACTAACATTTTAATTACCCTATAAGTTATTAATAAATCTATTGCTCTTCCCATTATAATTTCTCCAAACTTGATAACAAAGTTTTGTTAATCTTCACAGTTGGCAACTCGTCTTCACTTACTACATTTAAATATTGTAAGAAAGTCTTTAGTACAGACCAATACTCTCTTTCAATCTTAAATAATAATAATGTAGCCGCAGCCTCATTACCAAAAACATTTGTCAATACTATAATATGATTTAATACTAATCTTGTTTTCAGTTCACCTGTGGTTTTATATTTACGAAATAGACGTTTAAGATATTTAAATCTTTTTACATCTTCATAAAACTCCTGTTCCGTATCTAAATTAGGAACATTGTAGTTTTTTATAGCGTAAAATAACCAATTCTTCTTTGTTATCTTATCAAACATTAGCCAAGCTCTGCATAAACTTTAACAGCGCCGTTTTGTAATGTTTCGTAACTACCTTTTAGTTTTAACTCTTTGCCAACTTTATGACTAATTCCATCATCATTTATGTCAGAGCCGTCAGTATCTTTACCGAAACGACCACCATTAAATACTAAAGCACTTTCAAAAGTTCCCTTTTTATCGTCAATTGTTATTGAGTCTTTTAGTTGTACACCTATGCTTGTCAATCTCGCTTCTAATTGAGAAAGAGCAGCCTCAGGTTGTAAATACTCCTTATCAGCAATAGAGCTAACAAAAGCATTTACTCTTTGTAAGATTGCAGGTTCATGTATATTGTGAGCACCCATTGATCCATCTTCTACTGAAGATTGATGAGGTGTTCCAACGCCCATAGTTCCGCCTTCTTTTATGTGTTGTTTAAATGTTTTCATTTTTCTCCTCGTTTTACTTCGTCCTTTAATTTCTTAAAAGTTTTGCCTCCACACAGGTCTTCTTCAGCGTCTTGTACTTCCGCTTCTTTTAACTTATCAAACTGACCCTCATGTGGTGTATTGTCAGCAAGATCATCTATAAAACTATCCCTATCTTCTTTCATTTATCACCCTCATCCAATTGTTGTGGTTCTTCTTTAGGCTTTATATCTAAAGAAGGCCTTTCAACTGGGCCTGGATCAACTGGTTCACTTGAATATGCAAGTGAAGTACTTGGATCTGATCTGTTATGGTTACTATCATATTGTAATAGTTTTTCAACTTCTTGTAAGGCACCATGAATAGCACTTAAATTTGCTTTCATTCCTAACAAATCTTTTTCAACTCCTTTTATTCTATTGTTCAATTCATTAAACGTTTTTTGAAGAGCAAACTTTTCTTTCATCAACGTCTGTGTACTTATACCCATAATATTCTCCTAATATATTATGCAACTACGAAACCGTGTCCGCCGATTACATTCCAGTTTGAATTTTTAAAT